GGTGTTGCCGTAGCAACGTCAGGGTTCATTGGGGAGCTTGTCAAGGTCGTTACGGCCAAGGACAACATGAAGCTCTTGGAGACAGCGCTAGGGAACGTGAAGTTCTTCCTAGACGCATTGGCTCCTGGAGTAAAGGACTTCCTCACTACACTCCTAAAGTCTTCACAGGCTAGCGACATTTTCAAGAACATCGGCGGTGCCGTATCGGATCTCCTATTCCAGATTGACAAGTTCTTCAACTTGGCCATTCAGGATGGGAGCTTGGTTAAGGGTGTCAAGAACTTCCGGACCCTGATCAACGATGTTGGTGACCTTCTTTCCGGATTGTTGACAAATTCGTTGAAGTTCTTCAACGCCGCAGAGCCTGGCGTAAGCAAGTTCTTCAATGCCATCGACTCTTTCTTCCGTAAGATCGATTGGGATAAGCTTGGCAAGGCGTTCGGCGATGCCCTAACGCAGGTTGCTGAAGCTATCGACCAAATCCCACCGCAGACAATTCAGGACATCACTGACTCATTCTCAGAGTTGGCTAAGGCAATCGGCGATGTGTTCAGTGGTAAGAGCTTTGATGTTTTGGTTGCAGCCTTCTCGGTGTTCATTGACATCGTCACTGGCGTAATCCACGTCATCGACTTCTTGCTTGAGGGCTTGGCACACCTTGGTGACTTCATTGCTGGCATTCCGGATTGGTTTGGTGAGCTCTTCAAGAAGGGCGGCGAGATCATTGATGGTTTGCAGCAGGGAGCTTTCGAGAAGTGGTTGGAGTTCCTAGCTTGGCTTGACGGCATTAAGGAAGGTGTTCTGACTTTCTTCGCCACAGCGCCTGAGTGGTTGCTGACTAAGGGCGGGGAAATCCTTTCAGGATTGCAGCAGGGAGCATTCACTAAGTGGGTGGAGTTCACCACTTGGCTCGCTGGGATCAAGGATAAGGTCATCAACTTCTTTGCCGGGGCTATCGGATGGCTTGTTGGTAAGGGACAGGACATTCTGAATGGTCTTCGTAATGGCGCCGTAACTGCGTTCAACAATGTGGTTGCGTTCCTTGGAAGTATCCCGAAGATCATCATTGGGTTCTTCGCGGGCGCTGGCAATTGGCTGGTGCAGGCTGGTAAGAACATCTTGGATGGTCTATGGTCGGGTATCAAGTCGGCATTCGGAAAGATTCAGAGCTTGCTTGGTAACTTGACATCGTTGATTCCTTCATGGAAGGGACCTGCGGGCGTTGACAAGAAGCTCTTGTTCGGTCCTGGACAGTTGATCATGCAGGGACTTGCCAGCGGTTTGAAGTCAGGATTCGATCCTGTGCAAAGTTTGCTTGGCGACATGACAGGCACGATTGCGGATTCCTTCGGCGTACCGTTGAGTGCGGCTATGTCCGTAAACGGTGCTGACATTGCCGCTACGGGCTTGGCGCAGGTTGCCGTAGCCGGAACCGTAGACACGAACATGCAGAGCTCTATCGCCGCAGCTTTGGCGGGGTGGACTGTGGAGCTAGATGCTAACGGCATCGCGCGCTTGGTGAACAAGGCTAACAACGTAAGGGCAAGGCGAGGATAATGGCATACACAGCTGGAACGTGGTATGTGGGTTGGCTCGGCGAAATGCGCCCTCTAGTCTACACACCAGAGACTGACCTCACTGTTACGGAGGAATTGACGGGCGCGGTGCATCAGGGGTTGAATGGGTCGCGCACGATGGATATCTTGGGATCCCGCTCTCGTTACGAGATGGATCTCAAGTATCTAACGTCTGATGACATCACGTGGTTGCGCGCACTGTACACACAGCTTATCCCTGGCCCGCACTACATGATCAACCCGTTGCAGAAGAATCTACTCTCACTTCAGGCTAGCAACGTATACTCACACGGAATTGATGACCTTGGTCTTTACTTCCATCCTTTGCTAAACCGTGAGTTTGCTTTGGATTTCCCGCCTCAGCCCACAATCATGACGGGATCTCGATGCATTAAGGCCACAACTTCGTCAGCCACGGACACCTTCATTCGTTTCGACGGTGCTACAAAGTTCATCCCGTGGGGTGTCGGCGACACACTTACGTGGTCTGTGTATATGAAGGCAGACTCTAACATTACCGTCAATATGGTCGGCGACGCAGTGAATAAGTATGGCGTTGCGGTTGGCGGTGCTGGAACGTTTGCCAAGAGTATCACAACTTCGTGGACGCGATTTAGTATCTCTGTGACACAGTCGGCAACACAGGCAGGATTCCGTCCCGTGTTGTTCTTCCCGACATCAGGTGCTCAGAACGTATACATTTCGTGCCCACAGGTTGAGGTTGCGGCTTCAGCATCAGCGTGGCGTATGGGTGGGGGTTCATCGAAGATCATCATCGATGACCTCTCAACCACATCACCGCGCTATCCATTGTTCAATGCATCACTAAGTATGTTGGAGGCTTAAGACATGCAGACTCAGGGTGGGGTTGCCGCTGACGATGCAATCTTGGCGAGCACCCGCCGCTTCCGTCACCGTCTCCGTATCGACTGGAATGGTGATGGACTGTACACGCATGCCCTCAGCGAGTTGTCGAAGTTTGTGCAGGACGCTGAGGTTGACCGTGCGCTGAAGGGCAGTGCGCCCGAAAATGTGATGCTCATTGAGGGCTCATCGGCCGCTCAGCTGAAGTTCACCCTCGCTGGCAAGGATGACACATCAGGGTTGGTGTTCCCCGCTGTCTTCTCCCCATACAATGGGCTTTCCCCGTTGTACTTGAAGCAGCAGATTGGTGCTGAGGTTCTATACGACATTGGTGTGGACACCATTCTTGGCACGGTGTTCTACCCTCAGTTCGTCGGCAACCTCAGCACCATCACTCCGAATCGCACAGACGGCGAAGTACACTTCACAGCGTTGGATCGCGTGGAGAAGCTGCGCAAGCCTGTAACCCTCGCTCCTTGGGCCGTCTCCGATTATTGGAACAACTTGGGGCGCACGGTCGCACAGCGCGCTGACACTACTGTGTTCATTGATGCGTGCCTTCAGCAGTGCAACGTGTCTTCAACGAAGTATCGCCCAAGTACACGCTTCGAGATGGGTCTTCCAGATACAGGAACTGTCGACGGTGTGGGCATCTTCGTGTCCGGAAACAACGGCATCATGCCAACCATTGGTTGGGTGGACAATGCTCAGGCCGTGACGTATCCTACAAACGCGAACCCAATGTATCAGAGGAGCGCTCAGCCGCACCCTAACTCTCCGGACGCTGCCACGAACAAGGCGAATGCATTCTCCGCCATGGGAACTAACAGTGACGGTGATTACGTTAAGTATTGGGTTGCTAACCGTGACCTGACAAAGGTTGACGGCTCGCATTTCATGGGATTCCAGTTCTCTACAGCCGCAGGCTTCCCCAATGTCGCATGGCACGTGACGGCCCCTGACACCGCGTTGTACGAATACCGTATGGGCGGCAATTGGGTATCGAGGATTAGGGTACAGAATAACCAGATGTGGTTGGCTGTCACGAATGAGAACACGGCGACTACATACTCCACCACTAAGGTGAACATCCCATCGGGGCTTGAGAACGTTGAAGTGTTTGCCACGGTCACCCCGCTGTACAGTGGCGTAATGAACGCGTACATTCGTGTTGGTAGCAACGCATCAACGTTCACAAACATTGGACCCGCACTATCAGGATCATACCCCTTCGATTCATTGCAGGGTTTGCTGATCGTTCGACACCGCGTAGCCATGTTCAACGTTGCATACTCATTCCGTAACTTCGTTCAGCCAACTTTGGCTAACGAAAATAACATGTGGAGGCAGTCAACATACGCTGCCGTTCTTGATACAGGACTGAACACCCTGTCATTCAATCCTGGTGTGAATGGTCAGGACGCGTGGGAAGTAATCACTGACCTTGTGGCCGCAGAGTTTGGCAGTGTGTTCTGGGATGAGAATGGTGTCTTTAGGTTCTGGAATTACAGCACCGTAAAGGCGAAGCAGGATATCGCAACGCGAACAATCGGGTTGAAGGACGTATCCGGGCTTGAGATCTCCAATTCCTTGGACAGCGTTCGAAACATCTACAGTGTGCAGGCAACTTCTCACACTGCGCAAGGCGCCCCTAAGCGTATCTACGAAGCTACTTCAGTAGATCAGTTTATGGTTCCTGGTGGAACGACGAAGGACTTCATCCTCTTCATTGACGATGCTCAGTTCTCTCAGCCATTCCGCTTGCCACGTCGCACGGTAGTGCCTACAGGTCAGCCTGCGGGCGACACGTTCGCACAGTGGAGTGATCAGTGGAGTGAGCACGCGTACAACGTTCAGTTCTTGTATGGAGACGGATGGCGTGAGCCGAACTTCACCAATGTGACGTTGAATGTGTACACGTTCTTCAACGATCAGGGACAACTCATCCTTCGCGTGCAGAACAACTGGAGTGAGACATCGCGCTTCGCCGTGGGTAATGGCCCTGGGCAGAATGTTCAGACGGATAATAAGCCTGCGTTGCGCATTGATGGAACCAAGATCAACAAGGGCCAGGATGTTACCTTCCGGTCTATTGACTCTGGCTCCGTCGGAACCTACGGCCCCCGTAACTATGAGGCTAAGGGCGATTGGTATCAGCAGAGCTACGCAGACGAAGGTCTGATGTCTGTGCTTATCCCTCGCACCGCGAAGCCAATTCCTACGACACAGAATGTGGAGATTCCTGGAGACCCGCGTCTTCAGTTGGCAGATACTTTGGGCGTCCTAGACCCTGACGGCCTTGGAGATAATTTGCGCATGCAGATCTTCGGCATCAACCGTAAGCTTGCGCGTGACGGTGGACTTACGGACACACTCTCCGTAGAACTTCTGCGCCCGCCGGGCCAGGGTATTTGGGACTCATCTCAGTATGGCCGCTGGGATCAGAGCTTGGTATGGAACTGAGGATAATATGGCTATCGTGACAATGACGGACGCCATCGCGGGCACAGTGGCTTTGGCGTCCGAATACAATAAGGTGACAGCGAATGTCCGTGACCTTGACACCCGTGTTCAGTTCTTGGAATTGGCAGCGGGTGGTGGCGTTATTGGTGGCGAGTATCAGGCCAATGCGTTGCAGGCTCTGATTACGGGAGCTACAAAGCTAACTTTGCCTACTGCGAACATTGCGGCTTCAGGGATCACATACAACGGTACAAACCAATTCACTGTTGTCACCGCCGGGGTATACAGCATGTATGCTTCATGTTACGTTGCCTCGGCTGCGAACAACTTCGAAGTGTTCATTGGTAATGCATCAGCGACATTGACATCGGGTGTGTATGGCCATGGTGCGTTCAATGCCGGAGGTATCAGCAATGGATGTTCGTGTGTTCGTTACCTCGGTGTGGGCGCCACAATTTGTGCTTATGTATATTTGAACAGCACAGGAATTAACACTGCGTACTCCACATACCCAGCACAGATTTCTGTTTGGCGAGTGTCGTAACGTAAACGTCGAGGAGATACGATGGATTTCACCGCAATCCTCGGCGCGCTTCCCACTCTCGGCCCCATCGGACTTGTGCTACTCATCCTTGCTTACGTAGGTAGGCAATGGATGAGTAGCGACAAGCGCTACCAAGCAGAATTGGAGAGGTTGCGGGACGCTCACAAGAGCGAACTGGAACGCATCAATCTCGCACACGAGGTAGAGCTGAATCGCATTAACAAGACTCACGATGATGAGATCAAGGAACTTCGCGCCGATATTAGTGAGTTGAGGCGTGAGATGAGTGAGCTTCGTGTGCAGTTGAACGAAGAGCGCAATGCGCGTATGGCCGCTCAGGAGGAAGCACACCGAATTCGAATTCAGTCGGGACATGATCTGCTATGACCAACAACCCAGCCCCATCACGCACGAAGAGGGCAATCTATGTAGTCTTGTTTTGGGTCGCCTTCGCAATGTCGACATTTGCTGCGTGGAATCAGGTGATGAGCGACAACAACGCTCACGTCCTCGCCGACCAAGTGACGCAAGCGTGTACAGACAATCGCGCCCTTGCTGAGTCTCAGGGCTTGAATTGTGCTCAGGCACAGGACATCAAGCAAGACCCTGCGCCGTTGCAGGGTGTGAAGGGTGACAAGGGCGAGCAAGGTGACATGGGTCCTACGGGCCTCCCTGGTGTGCCAGGAGCGCAGGGCCTGAAGGGCGACACAGGCGCTGTAGGAGCCAACGGTGTGGATGGAGCCCCGGCAACGGGTGTTCAGGGCGCACAGGGCACCTCAGGGCCAATGGGACCCAAGGGTGATAAGGGTGACACAGGCGCGCAGGGCGATCGTGGCGCTGATGGTCAGCCCGCACCCCAAATCGAGAGTATGAAGTTTGAGGGCGACCTGTCTGCATGCACCTTCGTAGTCCATATGACTGATGGTCAAGTATTCAACATTCCAGTGGGAGGACAGCTATGTATCTGAATGACCTAGCGAACATCGCGAGGTCTGCGGGTCTTCCTGTTATTGAGGTAGCAGGATGGCAGGGACGTAATCATGGTTCATTGGCGAATGTGCAGAGCGTCGTGTGCCATCACACCGCAGGTGCGGCTGTAGGCAATTACCCTTCGCTTGGTGTCGTGACGAATGGGCGCTCTGATTTGGCGGGGCCTTTGGCTCAGCTTGGCTTGGGCCGTGACGGTACGGTGTACATCATTTCCAATGGTGTGGCATGGCACGCAGGCGCAACGATCAACGATTCGCTGTACGGCAATTCGCACGCCATCGGGATTGAAGCTGAGAATACAGGCACGGGTCAGCCGTGGCCTGATGTCCAGGTTCGTGCGTACGCCAAGCTGTGCGCCGCATTGTGCCGTGCCTATGGATTGCCCGTGGCGCGCATCGTAGGGCACAAGGAAATCTGTAAGCCTGCGGGCCGTAAGATCGACCCATTCGGGTTGCCTGGAGATATGTCTGGGCTCCGTGCTCTCGCTGCCACATACATGACAGGTGGTGGAGGCGGAGGCGCAGGTGGAGGCACGACACCTACACCAACTCCAACAGTACGAGATGAGGAAGACGAGATGCAGCCTGTAACTTTGGACAAGGCACCTACTCAGGTGTTCAAGTCCTTCATTTGGGATGGCCGTAAGGCCGTGCTCAACATCATTTCGAACAATGAAGATGTCTTCATTGGTCGTTTGATGAATTGGGGTCCGGCCGGAGGTACGGGTGGCGGAAACCCAACCACAAATCTACCCACTGTTCCCGGTGGGTGGCGCGTGACGGTGAATCAGCCTGGACAGTTTGATATTCCAGCTGGAACTACACGCGTGGTACTTCCATACTCAACGAATGCAGCACCTCAGGTGCAGATTGTGGCGGTGTAATGTTCACAGCAGCCTTCTGGAAGGATGCAACGATCCGCGCTATTCGTACGGCGGCTCAGGTCCTTCTTGTAGCAATTGGCGCGGACGGAACCGGGATTGCGCACCTTGACGTTGGTGGCACAGCCGCCATCGTTGGTGGTAGCATCTTGGCGACGTATCTCAGCGCCATCGTGGTTCCCGTGAAGCTCCCTGAGGACAACTCAGGCGAGTAACGACAACACAAATGGCCCACACTCGAATTGAGTGTGGGCCATTTGCTATTCAAGTCCTGCCGCGCGCCGCAACTTCACGTAAGCAATCAAGAAGTAGTCAGCCGCATCGCGCAGCCGTTCCTGATCTACCCCTGAAGCTCCGTGGAACGAGCCTACCACCAATTCCACACGCTCATACAGGCGCTCGACATCATTCTCATACAGATTCTTCTTGTCGATCTTCGCCATCATCATCCTTCCCAAACAACTTACCATAGGCTTTCAACACCAGCCATACAATGGCCATCATCACAATGTACACGAAGGAAAATCCGAGCATGACAAGGTATACGAGGGCAGACGCCAACAGCACAACTACACTCACACATCCATGCATGTCCTCACCTCCCTCCTCTACTTGACCCACATCCGTTCGTCGATGGTATGGTCCTCTGTCGAGAGTATACCATCGATGAGGGCGTACGGGTCAACTTCGTCGTCTTCAAACATGTGTCTCCTGTCACAAACCGTAATTTCGGATGAACTCCTGTGTCTGGTTGCCCAAATCCTGCAACGTGCCGTTGTTGAACACTACGTAGTCTACAGGTAACTCAGCGACACTGACATCGGATGTGTGCTGATTCACAGGGCCGACACCTTCACGCAACACACGCACGTTAATGCCCGCACAGCGCTTGATCATGTTACTCTCATTCGGGTAACGAATTCCTGTGATGGCAACGTTCTTTCCCTCAGCCAACAACGACATGAACTTCCGCTCCGCAGCCCACACCCACGCATCCACACTGATGATCTCGCGTACGGCGTCCGTGCCCAAGACCTGAAGGTATTTGCGATACGCTGGGATCTTCTTAGCCTCAGTGTACCCGAACTTCTCAGTTGCTTCTACGTACGTGAACAGGTTGTCATGTTCATCATACAGCAAGGGGTTGAGAATCAGGGCCATGTCGTGCAACGAATCGCTCATTGCGAACGTCACAAACCCAGCCCGAAGGCGCAGGGATTTTGCAAACTCATCTTTCCCTGCGCCCGCGAAGCCGGTGATTCCTACAAGCTTTGACATTGTGTTCCTTCGTTATTCGTTCGCTGCGATGAACTTTGAGTCCTTCAGGTGCTTACGGCAAACGCCCTGCTTGGTGCACTTCTTGCACGACGCGATCTTGCCCTTCGCTGCCTTCACTTCACGCTTCAGCTTACGCGCATCACTCTTGGCCTGAGCATCTGCGGGGTCCTTGCCACGACCTTCGAATGCATTTCCCCCGTGAGTGCTCGTACCAAGACCAAGCTTCCACTTGCTATCCCCGCCGAAGACATCCTTCAGACCCATACTTTACACGCCCTTTCGCTTGGGGGCCGAAGCCCATGCAATCCAACAATCGGCAACGGAAGCTTCAGCAGCCTTCTTTCGCCGGAACGCCTCAACCTTAGCACGTCCCACCCCGCTTGAGAAGGTCTTCCTGCCACCCTTGCCGTTCCAGTTCACCCACTGCACTGTGTGCTTCTCGTTCTTTGCCATGCGTACAGCATAGCACACTACGCCTTGCGGTGTCTACCCACGATTCGGCAGAAGTTTTCGTGAGGCTTGCCAGGGCACGCGCCACAGTAGCGGCAGTGCTTGCTGATGTGCTTGCCGCACGTAGGATCACTCGTGTGCTTCCATGTGTGACGCTTCATTGCGCTCCTTTGTGAAATGACAATACCCCGCATCACGACGTGACACGGGGTATCTTGAGCCAATGACAGGAATCGAACCCGCAACATCCTCTTTACAAGAGAGGCGCTCTACCAAATTGAGCTACAGAGGCATTGGCAGATTTAGCGCTCTGCTAGGCGCGCGTCCCGTTCATGCTATGGATTTTACGGGCAACTATGTTCTCGACGTACCCCCGGCAGGGATCGAACCTGCGACATCCTGATTAAGAATCAGGAGCTCTACCAACTGAGCTACGAAGGCAAAACCCCGAAGGGCTATTTAGTTGTCAGTAACCGAAGATGTTCGCCAAGTTACCGTCAATGCTGACACTACATGAATCACCCGAGCTGTCAACATACGAGACGTCAACCTGCGGGTCATCCGAGCCCCATCCACATGTCTCGCAACCTGAGAACGGGTCACCACCGTCCTGATACACTGACGTCACTGTGACAACGTTAAGCTCAGGGCGTGTGCCACGCAAATAATCGCCCAAGAACTGCAAGAACCTATCATTCCAGTCTTCCATCTTTATTCCCCTTCCTTCGCTTCCGCCACTTCACGAAATTGTACACTCCGATGGCGATCATTGCAACGTTTTGCAGCAAGAACCCCGGCTGACCTGTAATGACAGCATACAGGATGAAAGCCATTTGTGTCAACACCAACAATACCCAGCCTGCGTTCAATCCCTTACCGGTGCAGAACGCTGATGACACATTCCCTGCGGCCAACAACCACGGTACCCACGCCGTGATGTCCATGAAATTCCTTCACATTTTAAGTTGGACACTCGCCGGGGAATCGAACCCCGCTCATCTACCTTTGCAGGGTAGCACCTCGCCACTCGGTCAGCAAGCGTTATTCGGAACGATCCTCCAAGGCAATGAGGTCGCCACAGTCTTTGCAGTACACTTTCCAGATCAGGTTGCCTTGGGCGTCCTTGCCCTTGCGGCGCTTCGTTCGTAGGTGCGGACATTCGGGCTTCTTGTACTCCATCTTGTGTCCCATAGATGAAGTCTAGCACACGCTCTCGGGGAGCGCAAGGCGGAGAGTAGAGGAGTTGAACCTCTGTCACCCGAAGGCGAGCCTCTGGTTAGCAACCAGGCACATTGCCACTCTGTCAACAATCCAAAGCGGAGCCAGAGGGATTCGAACCCCCACATCCCGAAGGACATCACGGTTTTCAAGACCGATAAGCACGCCAAATGCGTGACTCCATACAGCACATAGTGGTGGGATCCGACCCCACGAAATGATGTCTCCCGACACCAACCTAAGCCACCCGGTTTCACATAGTGCTTGCTCCCGGACAAGGATTCGAACCTCAGTTGCGGCGTTCAGAGCGCCGAGTCTTGCCAGTTAGACGATCCAGGAATACGTCGACTTGATTTCCAAGGTGTCCGGTGCGGTGTTCCCTAGGCTTGCACACCTTCATATCTTGGGCGCGGTGGTCGACTAACCGCACAGTACCCACAGTAGGACTCGAACCTACAGCCTTCTCCTTCGTAGGGAGACGCGCTATCCAGTTGCGCCATGAGGGCATAGTGTGTGCACTTTCGGTGGAGCGTCAGGTAGGCACACAAACCTGGTACCCTTGGTAGGATTCGAACCTACGACGCCCTCTTTAGGGGAGAGGCGCTCTGTCCACTGAGCTACAAAGGTAAGTGTAACGTGAGGTATGCGAGTCTCGAACTCGCCCACTCTGATTGGAAGTCAGATATGCCGCCATCAACATCTATACCCCTTGGTCCCACGCCGAGGAATCGGACCTCGCGGCGAGTGGTTTACAGCCACGGCCTGCCTGCCAGGACGCTTGGGACGGCCTTCGGAGAGGGAATCGAACCCCCGCAAGCCCTGGGCTTCAACCAGGCGCTCTACCATCTGAGCTATCCGAAGATGCACACTCCCCACCACAAGGAGTGTGCTGTACAACACACAGAAAGGAACATCAACATGCTACATCCTGAGATGTAAGCGTACACAAGGTGGGACTTGAACCCACACACCCTTTCGAGTACCTGATTTTGAGTCAGGCGCGTCTGCCATTTCGCCACTCGTGCTTAAGGACTTAGCTGTGCACTATTGCGTTGTGACAGCGCTGTGTCCTTGTACTCAAGGTGAGAGTTGAACTCACAAATCCGAAGATACCAGTTTCTAAGACTGGCGCGTTTGCCGTTTCGCCACTTGAGCTTGTGCCCCAAGTATACACCCTTGGGGCGCGGTGTCAAACATGCAGGTCAGAGGCTTAGAAGTCCTCTGCACTCTCGGCGCCACGCTCAGCGCCATCCTTGATTTCCTTCACCGTGTACACGATGTAGGTCTTGCCCTTCGGCTTGCCCACGCGCTTGATACGGATCTCCGTACCCGGTTCCGGGGCCAACTCAATGAAGGCATTCCTTACCACTGTCGTAGTAGCATCGTAGATCTTACCACCCACAAACGTCACGCGAGGAACGATGAGGTCGTCCTTCTGGTGATCGAATGTGCCCGCAGGGATGGTGTGCGGCTCGATGGACTCAACAACGCCCTGGAACTCATCACCATCCTCCTTGAGCTGGATGAACTGATTGTCCTGGGCAGTGCTCTCGAACGCATCCCATGCACCCATGTGCATCTCCTTCACTTGATTTTCTCAACACCCGTATTCTATCATACGGGAGACTACATTGTCAAATTTAGTAATCCGCGTGAACGCGATTGTGGAATCGCACCTTCAAAGCGTCAACATCACGCCTCCACTCGGCGCTCTGCTGATACTCGTCAACCTCTGTCAACAGATCGAGAGCCTTAGCAACCCAACCCACCAACAAATTCTCTTCGTTACCCATTCCGTGCCGCATCAAAACCACCTCCTAAACGTGAGTCCATCCTCCACCAACGCCTCTTCGATAACCCTCGCCTCGCGCAGCTTCACATGCTGATAGCTGCGTAGCATGGCGCGAAAGTCAACCCACAGGTCATTGTCGAAGCGCAGTTCGTAAAGGTTCCATCCTTCGGGCCGTACCCAGAACACACGCGAACGCTCGAACTTCTCGTTGTCCTGCACATCGCCGTTAGGCAAGTACATCTTCTCCGCCATGGCATAAGCCATGTTCTGAAGCCCTACGGAGGCGCGCGGCCCGTTCTTATTGGTCTTCGCATCGACCATGCACAGCTCACCATCAATAAGCCACGCGTTATCGTACGTCCCCGCATAACCAAACTTCGGGCTGAAGACCATGGTCTCGTTGTGCAAGGGCTTCACGTCAAATTGCTCGTTAAGCTCTTCCCACGCTCGTGTCATCCACAACTGCGGATGCTGACCTTCCCATCCTTCAATCTCTGACATGGCGTTCTCTTCGCCAATCAACAAAGCTTCAAGGACGGCGTGAGCTTCAGTTCCTACTTCACGCGCAACGCGCCACTCATCCAAATACACATCGTCGTTCTTCACGCGCGCCATGTACTCAGCCTTCGTGAGCCCAGCCATTTCCTTCCTGTTATCCGCAAGGTAAGTGGCCTGCTTCTTGAGCTTGGCTTTGTTGACACCTTCCTTATTCAGGACATTTAGGATGCTGGTGACACCTGCGAAGCGTTCACCTGTGTCCTCGTCCACATACCATCTGCTCCAATCTGCATCGTAATCTCGCTTCAGAGACATATTACTCCTTGTATAGGTACGACCACACTAAGTAGTTTGCAGCATCCTCTTGCGTCATCCGATTTCCTTTGCTAAGGTTACACGAAGGATGAGCTACGGACACGTTCCACGGCACATCACCAGGATGTTCGTGGATGCCGTATGAGAGGAGTAACTGTGGGTCAACTTGCAGTGGCACGATGTGTTCGATGTGAAAGTTCGAAGTATCAACATCGAACCCACATAGGCAGCACACCGCGTTGTCTCGTGTTAGGATCTCTTGTGCCGTGTAAGCTACATAGGGGAGCCCGCGCTTGACAGCTCTGCGCTTGCGCCGACGTTGTGTACTCGCAGCCTTGTTTTTAGGCGAGGTACGTTGCCAAAGTTTGCTCTTGACTCTTCGTGCCAAAATATAGCAAGGCTTGCATTCCGGGTACGTGTATCCGTTAGACTTCCCGTTGCTATAAAACTGGTCTAACGACAGTACCTTTAGGCATACACGACAAGACTTCGTCATCGACATTGAAGTATGATCCTCGGTCATCGCGTTCTGGCTCTCCGTACTTGACCCTCAATGCGTCAAGTGCTATGATATTCTCACCGGGTGTGGTGATATGGATTAGTTCAGTTAGGTAAAGTTTCATTTTCGCCTCCATTCCACATCATCATATCACGAGAGGATCTTTATGTCAAAGCGATGTCCTTTGTGCACGAAGACTGTAGACAGAGCGTACGGTTGGAAGGATGGTGTATGCTTGGATTGTCACCGCAGGGGGAAGCGACGAAGGAAGGATAGTTGGAGATGAATCTCAGAGGCAAGTCACGCAAGCGTTGCCCCGTGTGCGGCACATTTTTGTGGAAGACCACGAAGGGAGGATATTGGTGTTCTAAGTGTCAGCGTCAGGTTTGACACACCGCGAGGCCGCATGTAGAATGCCCATACGTCCTCACGCCTGAGCGCGTCGCACATTGCCCTTGCGGCAAAAGGAGGAGCAAGTGACCCTGCGCAAGCAGACAATTACACAGCTGATGGGGGAGGGGTTTGTCCTCTTCCCCTTGGCAAACAACTCTAAGCGTCCACACGAAGGCCGTACAGGTCATTTGTCGTGGACGCAACTTGATTCTGAAGACTTCATGCCTGAGCTTGAAGACGAGGCCAACAACATTGGCATCGTCACGGGGAAGGCGTCAGGCATTGTAGCAATCGACATTGACCCGAAGCATGGAGGCACTAAGGAGGCCGTTGATGCTCTCGCGGGC